AGCTCGCTTCCATTGGGTGTCGCTCTGCACCTGGCATGGAACACTACAGCAGACGTTCCTGGCTACCTTCTAGACACCGCCTGGGCTTTGTGCCAGACCGACGAGCGCGGTCCGGTGTGCGGCGTCTGTCCAGCAGAAGGTGGACACACGTGGGACTCAAATTCCACAATTGCCCAGATTAGCAAACTAGCGGACGCGTCGCCTTGCGACGCCTGTCCAGCAGTTTGGCCGGTGGGCCCTTCAGTTGAAGGCGCCGGCCCATTGGTTTTCCGCACGTGCCATCACAATGATGACGCTGCGGTGGCTAGCCGAGTGTGCGCAGGTGCCCTGTGGGAGGGCGACTTGAAGGCGCATCACAAAGCCTGGGAAGACGTTGAAAGAACTAGTAGCGTGTCCGACGCCATAAGGGTCTTTTCCAGCGAACTCAACGACACTCCAACCAAGCCATTCGAAGAATGGGTTTTGAAATATCCTGCTCACGCCCGGAGTAGGCTTGGCGATGCGTATGAGTCACTCTACGGGTTAGGTATAGGTCCAAGGGACCTCCCCTGCAAGGCTTTCATCAAGGTGGAACGCCTGCCTCAAGTACTCCATTATATGGTAGGAAAAGCGAAGAAACCGCGGCTGATTCAAGGTCGGTCGGACCGGGCTAAAGTAGCTATGGGGCCATGGTTTGACACTGCTGGCAAAGTGTTGAGCGATGTGTGGGGTAAGACGGATAAACTCTACTATACTTCAGGTGCCACCGCCGAGGATCTCGGTGAGTGGGCGGCAGAGGCTGAGACACTAGGCCTCATCCCAATGGAATGGGACTTTGCCGCTTTTGACACCACAGTGGGCCCCGCTCCGCACGCTCTTTGGGGAAGAGTTAATGTGGACGCTGGGGCACCGACGGATGTGCTGCGCATCATTGATGCAAGGCTGGCGCCGCTTAAAGGGAAAACCCGTTGGGGATGCAAGTACCAAAAGTTGGCGCAGGTGTCGTCTGGGGACGGCGACACGTCCGTTGGCAATTCTTTTATCCACGGCCTAGGATGGCTGTGGGTGCTAGAGCAATTGGTCCCTGCACTGGCGGAACAGTGCAAGGTGGCTATCCTGGGTGATGATTCAGTCGTCGCCGCACCCCCCAGCGCCGTGTCT